ATGGTGCCGCCAAAAGCCAGCATTTCAAAAACTTCGTCAACTCAGTCTTTGGTCTGATGACCAAGAAGCAGGGTGAGGCAAACCCGATTTTCTCGGAAGAAAACCTTCGAGGCAATGGTGTATACAAGACATACCGTGCCTACCGGATCAGTCAGGCGACCAAGATGACTGGCGATAGGTATCCGTTCCAATACGACTTTGTCGTCCAGAACATGATGCCAAACGGACTTCCAACGCTCGACGATCAAGGTCGCCCGGTTGCACAGAATTACATGCCAAATGTCGCAGTGGTTCCTGAGCAAGTAAGGCAAATGCCTGAAGGGGAAAAGGTTCCGGTGGCAGAAGTGATGCGAGAACTTGACTCAACCAACTTCATCCCGACAAATCTAGCAGCAGGCATTCTTGGTGCTTTTCCAGAATACTTGCTGCCAGTCGCCGGGTTCATCGCAAACCAAAGGAAGAAACTGGTCTCCGGTTCATTGACTTCTAGAGATATCTGGAAAGCCTATGCCGTCACGGTCGCCTCCCAAGGGACTGGTGCGGTCGGGGTTGATACGCTGAAGAACAAACTGGCGAACGAAGGCATCAATTTTGATCCTTCACCATTATTTACAGACAAAGGAAAGGCCGGGCAGGAAACAATTCGGCCAGAAGAAGCAGCGGCATATTGGTTGGGAACGAAAGCCGGGAAACTTGCTTTGGATAATGCTGAGGCAGGAAAAACAACTGCTTTCGATTGGGACGAGCTTGTGAAAATTCGCAAAGCATATGGAGACGATAGGTTCAAGACATTCAATGTGTTTTCCGAGAATAACCTATCAAGGATTCCTGTAGTGGTCGATAAGCTCAACAGCAGCAAAGGCGACAGCAAGCAAGTGCTTGAAGCAGTTCAGCTTCTGAACGGAGTCAGCACTGGGAAAAAGGGGTTCATCAGCCATTTGCTTGGACTAGGTGACACACCGACCATTGATGCCGTAGAAATCAATTTCTGGCTAACCGGAAAGGGTGATGTTGGGACATTAAAGACCAAAGAAGCCGATCTGGCAAGAAGGGTCAAAAACACATTCAGCGACAAGCGAGTAAGGGAGGAAATGTTCCGCCGGGTAGATGACAGTATCCAAGCATTACAAGGATCGGTCGAAGGTGGTGACAAGATTCCTCGAGACGTTTGGGCGCACATTGTCCATCACTGGTTGTGGGACAAAGCAAAAGGTTTGGAAACCACCCACAAGGGCATGTATGAGGCGCAGGTCAACTACCTGCCTGAGCCTGTCGCAAAAAATAAAGTTGCCCAAGCAGGCAAAGGTAAGCAAAACAAACAAGAGACCAATGGACCAGCAAAAGAAAACAGCAAAGGACGCATTTACCAACGCAGCATCGGGGATGAGCCTGATGTTGGACGAAAATTTGCTGAAGGAATTGCAAGAACGGCATCCGAGCACCCAATGGGTTCAGCCGTCGAAGTCAAAGACGCTTCCTTCTACGATGCCCCAGACACCAAACTCTTTCTTGCCCCGGACAACTTGACTGGGGTTGCGGTGACTTCCTACGGCGACCTCGTCAGCGTATTTAAGCACCCAACCAGCAAAGAGAAAATTCTGCCAATTCTTGAGGAGGCGGCGGAATATGCAAGGACACTAGATGCGTATGACATCAACGGGTTCCTTCCGACTTTGTACTCCAAGGTTGGATTCCGCCCAGTTGCTCGCATTGCATTTGATTCTGAATTCGTCCCCAAGACTTGGCCGTATGACTTGGCAGGCACGCCAGATGTGGTGCTGATGGTCAAGGATCCAGAAGGATTGTCAGGCGCTCCAGAGATCGGCGATGAAGGCTACAATGCGATTCGCGATCAGGTGCCGATGTATGCCACCTACGGCGAAGCAATGGATGCCCAACAAAAAGCCATTGAATCCATCAATCGGCTTTCAGCCCCAGTAAATCCGGCGGCACCTAATGTCGAATTCAAGAAACCATTATCTCGCGACGAACCTCTTCCAGATATCGACGACACCGTGATTGACGATGCTGTTGACGTCGATGGATTCGCATTTGACCGACCCGCAAAGGTTTACATGCAGCACCCGGGTGGTGGCAGAACTTACTTCAACTATGACCCAGCGTATTTGATCAAGCCTGAATTCAAAGGGCTGAGAGCAACGCTCGAAGGGAAGAACGTCATCATCCTCGAAGCTGACAAGATGAGAGCGACTGGTGGCGACATGGGAGGTGCGTTGCATTCATTCTTGCGATCAAACCAAGTGGTCGTCAGAGGCAGTGATGGGAAGCTATACAAAGCCGTATGGGCAAACATGAACTCAGCATTCGTCACAAGAACCAAAAATAGGTGGTTCGACGATAAAGCTGAATACGCGCTTATTCACCTCATGGAAGAGGTTGCCCACTCATCAAATAAACGTATTGCTAGAGCAGTGCAAGAAGCATGGGAGAAAGCGAACCTATCCAATTACGAGCAACGCATTATTTCGGTGGCGATGCAGGCAGCAATCACTGCTCAAAAAAAGGCAACCTACAGTTTGAAGATCACCCAAGCGCAAAAGAAGATAAAAGAAGGTGATCTCACGGCAGCCGAAATAAAAAAATTCAATGATTTAATCAAGCAGCATACAAAAGACCGAGACGCATTGTCTTGGACCGGGATCGATGAGCAAATAGCGAAGAAGATTACCCAAATCAAATCTTCTCAAACAAGCCTTCAAAACGGAACTGGAACTCAAGCATCAGTAGACAAAGCTAAAAAGGCGCTCAGAGATTTCTTGGATGAGAATCCAGATCATCTGGCTGCATTCGATGCTATCAGCAACAAGACGGCTTCATTAAAAATTTCTGACAATATTGGGGATACATTCAAAAGCCGAGGCGCGGCAATCCAAGGGTTGCTAGGTATTGTATTTGATAAATTCAATCCTTCAGACTTGCTCAAAAAGACTGAGGACTTCCAAGGGTCTGAAAACATGGACCTTGTCGCAGCGGTTCAGCTTTCAAAAAACAAAGACATATTTGCTGTGTATTTTGGAAAGGATCCCAACGAAGAATCTGCGATGTCTGCATCTGAACGCGACGTTAGAGACAAGCTGAGAGCGGATCCAAATTTCGTCGAGCATGAAGCATTTGACTGGATGATGCTTGGTCCTGAAAACGCTGACAACTTTTTGGCAGAATCATCATTGAAGCCAGAAGAATTGATTCCAGAGTATCGTGACAAACACGAAAAAGCCAGCGTCAAAACTGGATCGGAAGAAACAGTGCTTGGAGCAATGAAGATGTTTGCTGGGATCCCATTGAAGGTGGTTAAAAAAACACAGGCACAGATTGATCAATTTGCAAAAAAACGTGATCTTCGTCTCGCCAAAAGAAAAGCCGAGCAAGCCAGAAAAGAGGATATCAAAAAAATCTCAAACAAGTTAAAAACTCGAGATGCGAATCTGGAAAAGCTGGCGAATCAGATTGCATCAGCGTCAGAGAAGCCATTGATCAAATCACTAAAGGCAAAAGAGTCCGAGGTGAAGAAAGACAGAAATGCGCTTGCCCGGCAAATTATTAAGCTGCAGAATATGAACTGAACTCAAACCGGATTATATGGAAAAGCAATACGCAGTAACAATCGATGACGCAAAAAATAACGCACTTGAAGTAGAATGCTTCAAGATAATGAAGTATGAACTTCTCGACCTTCCAGACGGGATGATGATTGCTATCCCACCAGACGCTACCGAAGACATTCGGATTGCCGCTCAAGAAGCACAGAACGGTAACTACGAGGCATTGATGAGAGCAACCGGAGGAAACTGAATATGCCACGCAAACTTGAGAAACCACCTGACATCGATCCACCACCGGAGTGGTTTGACGAAGTCCGCAAGAGGTCCGAAGAAATGGGCGTCACCTACAAATGCATCGAAGTGTGTGCGCCTCGCACCGCTGCGACTGCGCTGTGGATGAAAGCGCAGGGAGTGTCCAACAAGCAGATCTCGAAGCGCACAGGACTGAGCTACGGTGCGATCAATGGGCTTTCATGGAGGCACGCCGACACGCTCGAGACGAAGCGGAAGGAATTCTCGCAGAAATATGCCATCGCCGCCCAGACGTTCACCGACCTGCTCTTCGACAAGGCCGAGCAACTTGCTGAGAACCCTGACCAACTGGTCAACATCTCGCCAGACAAGCTGGCGCTCACGGTGGGCATCATGACGGACAAGGCAGCACAGCTCTCAGGCATGGCAGGGGTCGTTATTGAGCACCGCAAGGGAGCGTCCATCTCCGACGCTGCCAAGGTGATCTCAGAGGCCAAGGCACGCATCGCCGCCAAGTTCCGCAACGATGCCATCGAGGCTGAAATCATCACTGCATGATCTGGCGCAAACATCCGATCCTTGAACCTCCGACCGACGAGGAGATTGTCGAGCTGGACGAACAGACACTGCTTGAGATCCATGCGATCTACCATGAGGCAATCGAGAATGCCGAGCGGGATCCGTATCGGTTTGGATTCCGTTTGCCGCACTGGGACAAGGCAGAGGAGCAACTTGCCGAGGTCACCGAGATTGTGGCACTTGGCGGGAACCGATCGGGAAAAACCCAGTGGGGCGCATTCACGATTGTGCGTGCTGCGCTCGAGAATCCCGGATCAGAAATCTTCTGTTTCGCGCAAACTGCCGAGGTATCCATCCGGCAGCAGCAGAGTGCAGTATGGGATTGGTTACCAGCTGAGATGCGGATGAAACAGACGACCAGTGGCACCTACATCAGCTACACGAAGAAGAATGGGTTCACCGACTCGTCGTTGATCTTGCCCAACGGCAGCCAGATCATCTTCAAGACCTACTCACAGTATCAGAACAACCCGACGATCTTGGAAGGTGCTGAGCTTGGCAGCCGGAATCCGAAATGGCACAACGTCGGAGTGTGGCTTGACGAGTATCTTCTCGGGCCTGAGCTTATCAACACGCTGCGCTTCCGGCTTGCCACGCGAGATGCAAAGCTCCTTCTGACATTTACGCCGATCGATGGCTACACCGAGGTGATCAAGGAATTCCTCGACGGTGCCAAGACGATCGAAAGCCGTGAGGCAGAACTACTCAACGGAGAGTTGGTGCCATACGTCCAGCGCAGTCAGAAACGGAATGCATCGATCCACTACTTCCACTCTCAGGACAATCCATTCGGTGGCTACCACCGCATCAAGGAGGCACTGCTAGGCCGAGGCAGGGAAGAGATCTTGATCCGCGCCTACGGTGTGCCAGTGAAGTCGCACGCGACGAAATTCCCGCGCTTTAACAAGGAGGTGAACGCGGTACCGCCGGAGAAGATACCGACCAACAACGTGACAAGATACATGATACTGGACCCCGCCGGATCCAAGGCATGGTTCATGTGCTGGATTGCAGTCGATGCCAGCGGCACCTTCTGGGTCTACCGGGAATATCCCGGCGTCGATGTGGGTGACTGGGCGGAATGGAAGTCTGGCAAATGGTTGCCGGGAGACGGTGCCAAGGGACAAGGGCTTGGCATTCGCGACTACATCGACATCATCCATGACCTTGAAGGCGAGGAAGAGATCTTCGAGCGTCTGATCGACCCCCGCCTTGGTGCTGCGAAATACCAAGCAGCAGACGGGTCATCGTCGATCATCGAAGATCTAGCAGAGCAGGACATGGTATTCGTCCCGGCACCCGGCCTTGAGATCGAGGACGGGTTGCAGGCACTGCTCTCAAAAATGTCGTGGGATACGTCAAAGGCGATGGACGGCATCAACCGTCCTCATTTCTACATTTCCGACGAGTGCGAGAACATCATTCATGCACTGAGCGAATACACTGGCGACGGTGGATTGAAAGAGGCATGGAAGGATCCGATTGACGTCTTGCGCTACGCTGCTATTGCTGGCATAGATCACGTAGATAGTTCAGAGATTAACGTAACAACATATGGAACAGGTGGCTACTAAACGAAAAGAAAAAGCAGAAGAAATCATTAACAGTATTCTTAATAAAGAACCTGTTATTGAGCAAGTTATTGAATCGGAACCAGAGAGCTTCGATGTGCGGGTCATACGGCTTGCCAGAAACAAAAATTTTGTCTACGGAGTGCTTGACGGGACGCTGATTGAAATCTTCCTCCCTCGACGCAGGGAGAATTCGATCAATAGGCGCATCACCGTCGTGAGGGCACCTGAGATCGGCGAAAACAAATACAAGGTATTGCAATGAGCGAAATGGAAAAGATGGAAGGCAACGATGAGCTTATCTACGCATCAGATGAGCC